TCCACGTATTTTATAACCTCTTTGCTTTTTACCCAAATCTTCTATCGATTGTCTATTTGAATTTGGATACAAATGAGCAATGTCTTTTCTACCTCCGATCACTGTTCCAGACATGAATAAGAAAGGTACGTTTTTATACGATGCTTGTGGGATTCCTTCTAGATAATCAAATAAATTCACAGCAGCCATTTTAAGGTCCAACCATATTGCTTTTTGTATTCAATTTACTGCCTCTTGATTTTGTTTTTATAGACTTTATTTTTTCAGTGTCTCCAGTTACATGAATATTCAAATCAACAACATTTGATTCAACATTAGAATTTCTATTTCCAATAATATTTTCTTGACCTAAAGTATTTGCAATATCGCCAGCAAATAATCTACTGACCTTAAATAAATCATCATTAGCAGAATACACTTTATTAAATATAGCTTCAGTGTCTCCAAGAGAAGAAAATGTCTTTTCATCAAATAGCAGCTTCTGATATTGAGCTGCTTTTATCTGCTTCTCTTTCATTCTTTCAGCTAGTTCGCGATATTTTTTCAATCGTTTTTTCTCTTGTGCTTGTCCTTCTGTTTCATAAACGCCAAATAGTTTTCCACGAAAGCTGAAAGCATCAGATAAACCAGTAACAACACTAAAATCATTAGATGAATAAGCAGCTGCAAATTCCCCAAGACCAGTTCCAAAACCTTTGATTAATGCCGCTATTGGTCTAAATGCTAAATCAATACCTCTAGCAATTGTTAAAATTACAGTTAATGCATCAGCTACTCCATTTAAATTTTCAGTGTCTATACTTCCTAACCATTTGCTCATGTCATTCATTATTTTAGTAAATACACCATTCTTTTCCATCTTCATAAATGTCTTAATAAGCTTGTTTTCAAACTCGGCATTTAAAATACTCAATCTACCACGGAAAGTATTCATTTGAGCTTCAGCTTGGCGCATAGCATCCTTGCCATTGCCAATTTCTTTTGTCCATCTTTTCAATAATGGAACATTTGCTCTCAATGTAACAATCGTGTTTAAAGTCTCTAATCCAAACTTTTTAATCACTACAGTATTATTTAGATTTAAATCTTTTATGTTTTCTAAAGCTTTTATAAATCCGACTTGTGATGGCGCAAACCTGCCACCTAGTCTTTCCATTTTTGCAATCGTGCCTCTTAGTCCAGTTCCAGCTTCAGCAGCTTTCAATTCATTTTTTGCCAACACTTGAATTGCTGCGTTTAATTCACCAAATCCAACTCCCATTTTTGCTGCAATACTACCGACGTTTTTCAACGCCATAGCTGTATCACCAATTTCACTAGCACCAATCTTTTGACCAACTGCTAATATCTCCGTGAATTTAGCAGCCTTATCAGCTCCAGCTCCATATTGGTTTAACGCTCCTATTGAAGCTTTTACAGCTTCTGGAACTGTTATACCGGCAGCTTTTGACAATAATATAGCACTATTTGTAACTTTTATTAAATCTTCAGGAACGTCTAACAGTTCTGATTTTTTCGAAGCAATATCTTTTATCGCAACTCCAATTTCAGCGGCGGAAATCCCCCATTTCTTAGACAAGTCCAATGCACTGTCACCAAAAAACTTTAACTTTTCACCAGTCGCTTCAGTGATAGCTTCAATCCCAGCAACGGAATCTTGAAAATCCGCTCCAACATCGATGAATTTTTTAATACCAACAAATCCAAGAACACCAGCGGCCATATTCCGTAATGAGTTGTTGAAAGCCCTGCCAGTGCTTTTCATAACACGTCCAGTTTTTTCAACTTTTTTATTAAGCTTGTCGAATTTATCAGTTGCTTTAGCAACTTTATCACCAATTTTTTTGGTGACATTGGTAATTCTATCTACACCAATAAATGTATAAGAAGCTTTAAAACCCATTATGCTACTCTCTAGTTTTTTGAATTTTTGAGCTTGTTTCGAAAATCAAAACAAGCTCATCCAATGGCAAATCTCTTAATTCATTATATCCAAGTCCACCATTGGAATTAATGCATAAAGTCACAATTGATTCTATCAATTTTGATTCATCTTCTGCAATGCTGAAGCAAGAATAAAATTTACTAGGTATTCTCCTGCAATTGTTTGAAAATCATCAATGGACAATTTTTCCATTAATGGATCTGTAGCCACCACCTCGCCATCAAAAAATAAAACACCTTTTTTAAATAATTTTCTAATAGCTGAAATTACTTCTGTGATATCAATATCAGATGAATACATCATTTGCATAACATCTTCCGCTGTCAGATCATCTTCATTGGTTTCTTTCTTTTCAGCTTTTTCTTTACCATCACTAAATGACCTTGCAGCTCTAAAAAAACATTGTTTTAATATAGAGCATTCATTAATATGCCGTGAAGTTGGTGGTCTTATGATTACCATTTTTGCTTTTTCAGTTTCTCCTTTTGATGCATATTCAACTTCAGTTGTTAAATTTATACTTTTTTCTTCTAACATTTTATTACCCTGCGAATTATATTGTTAAACTGCTGGACTAGATTTGAATTCAATTTCAAAATCCGTATCACTTCCTAAATTAATTTCATAATCATTTAGGATTGCAGCTTGATTAAAAGTCCTTGTAATTGTTTTTCCATCTGGAGTTTTACCTGTTATGGTAACGCTGTTCTGATTTCGATTGGATTTCCAATCTCTAGCGTCTTCTATTTTCTGAATAGTATTATGTAGACTAAACTTAACCATAGAGAAATTAGTTTCAACATTATTTGAATAAATTTGTTCTACGGAACCACCACCAGCAGAAGCCGCTCTCATATTTTGTTCACCTTTACCTTCGGTAAAAGCAACAGAATTTGGAACGATTGCAACTGGATCATTATTAACAGTGACTGATGCGTCAGCTAGTGCTATGCTCATTTTAAAATCCTCTTAAATAAAAATAATATAAATCAATTATCCAGTAGTACTGAATGCAATTTGCATAGTAGCAATAATAGTTCTTAATTGAGTTACTAGTGGAACTTTCATTTGAATAGTAGCTTGACCAACATCAAGATCCAAAGTTACTACCAAATTTTGTTTAAAGAATTTTAATGCATCTTCACCAGCCTGCAATAAAACAAAATCAGCACCAGATAAATCAGAATACAGTCCAGTACAAACTGCTGCTATCAATTCAGCATTCGCCATTTCCCTACCAGCAATTAAATCACCTTCAGTCAAACGAGATTGAGCAAAACGCGACTTTAAATTGTTAAAGAAATATTCACGCGCACCACTAGCAGTATCAACATAGTTCATGAATTTAAAACTAACATCTGGATTGCTTGCCGGATCAGTTTTATAGGTAGTAACAGCTTCACCCATCAAAACACCAGTTTTGGAAATATTATTCCCAAGAACCATAATCCCACTATCAAAAAGATTTTCAATTTCAGTTTTTGAAAAACCTTCACCAGTATCGATTGTTGGCAAAAGCGCAAGAGGCGTATTAAAATAAGGTTTTGATGCTAATGCAGCTCCACCAAAACTATCAAGCGCTCCAGCTCTAGAAATAACATACTGAGAAATTGAAGCTCCATCAGTAAGTCTTAATGATCTTATAGCTGCAATTTGTGATGAAACAGCGTATGGAATTTCAAGAATTGCTGGAGCGATTTTTACACTTTGCGTTACATCAACAGTTTCGACAACATCACCAATAACAACTAAACTTTTGGAGTTCAATGCGTTTCCAGCTGTTATGAGATTCGAATAAGTATCTACAAAAGTTGTTATGGCTATTCCATCTAATACATCATTATCAATGTTAAAACGATCATCGAGAAAATCAACAACTTCTGAAACATCATCAACATAGGGCCAAACTATAGTTTGATATCGATTTCCAATAACTGGATCTAAAACCGCAATTAAGGATGGATCATTTGCACCAACAACTGGATTAACCAAACCGACATCCAAACCAGCACATCCATCAATTACAGCTTTCACTCCGATTGAATTTGCAATTTCGCCACCATTTTTAGCTTCTATCTCAACAACACCAAGTGATGGAGTTGCTGAAAATGGACAATCTATTAAATTGATTGCTCCAGAAACTTTTGCCGCGACTTCAGTGGTTGTATCCCCTGCTAAAATACTAGATTCTATGGTATATTTTCTTTCACTTCCAAGAACGACTTGAACAGTTCCAGCAACAGTAAAAGCTCCAGTAAATGATATATCCAATGTTTTTTGCACTGCGGTCACATTATCATCCAAAGGAATTGCATCAAATTGCACTAATTCATTGATCTCCCTTGCTTGTAGGATCATTTCAGCAATCATTGATCCAGCTCCAAACAATGCATTTATATCAGATTTACTATTACCAATATTTTCTATTAAAGTCCGTTCGGTGGCTGAACCAGCTGCCAGCATTTGTCCAACAAACAAAACCTTTTGAGGAGTGTTTGATACATCAGCATTTGCTGCGATTATGTTTACCGTAACATTAGGTTGTGAAATAATAGTCATTTTTAAATCTCCGATTTATTACTAATTTGATGCAATATCTTAAACTTCAGTTTTAGAAATTTCTTCAATATCATTTGTTTGTTTTGCTTTTTTCTCACTTGGTTTTTCTGTTGGAGTTAATTCAACTACTTCACAACAATTATCCGTGATGGAATCTCTCAAACGCCTTCTCCAAAATCTTGATAATGGAACGCCTTTTTTATCAGTTTGAATATCAAAATTGGAACCTCTCAATTCCTTGATAAGCCCAGGGGAATTAACTTTTACTTCAATGAAAGTCAACTCTTCACCGTTTACTTTTCTATTTTTCATTACAATGCCTCTTCATCTAAATCAATATTATTTGATAAAATTTCACTATCTGTTGTCATTAAATCAGTAGACATATTCAATGAAATATCTCTAAATGCAACTTCACCTTCTGGATCACTAACAATATCGCCAAAAGTTAAATCTGCAAC